TGGGACTTTTGCCATGCCTCCTCATAGGTAATATTTGCCTTTTGGAGTCTCATTTCCAGATCCCAGTTGTTTTTATAATGAGCATATAGCCGATTAAACATGTACATGGTCATATGCCCTATTTCTTTGTTTGTGAGGCAAAGTTTTGCCCTTCCTATAAAGTAGAACCATGAGAAATCAATGACTGTGTCCTCATCCTCATCCTCATGGATTATGCGTTTTTTATGTCATCCTTCACACTATCAACGATAGTGTCCTTCATGGTCTGTGTTGCCGATTCCATGCCCACTTCAGAGAGCATCCTTCCAACCTGTTTCTTGCTGAAGAAAGGAATCTGTGTGCCATTCTCCTCATTATCAATGTCTATGCCCTCATTAATCATCTCTGTGAGACCAAAGATAACTGCCTTGGCATTTGGCTCTCCCTTTCTCGGTTCGGTTAATGCTCCCCATTTATCCACACTGCCATATTCCTCCTGTATTCTCTCCATGACATTAAGATTGAACACGATATTATAATCTCTTCCTTTATATGTGATTACCCCATTTACATCTTTCATTTCATTTTCCTCCTAATATAAAAGAAAGAGGAGACATTTCTGTCTCCCCTATGCACCCCAGTTGCCTGTTATACTTTAGTTATTTCCTCAAGCCAGAAGACCCTCAAGATATGTGAGAGCCTCTGCCTTGGTGTCAAATACCTTTGCAACTGACCACTTACCATTGCCAAGAGTTGCAATCATTCCTGTGAGTTCTGATGTTGCAAATTCAAGATTTTCACCCTTTGTTGTATCATCCTGTGATGGTTCACTGAATTTGACCTTATAAAGGAACTCAACTTTGTACTTGTAGACACCACCAATCATTTTTACAACGATTCTGCCAAGTCCTACATAAGGAGCAGTATCATCTCCACTTCTTACAAGTTCACCATCTGTGATAGTGTGACCGAGAAGTGTTGCCATTATTGACAGATCCTCATCATCAATTCCCATTGTGACTGTTCCACCTTGGAATGATGTGTCTGATTCTGCAAGAACATCATCTGCATACAGTGTTGCCTCATTAGTTGTTACCTCGACATTGCATGAAACAGCCTTTGCAGGAGTATGTACACCATCATATGTTGGTGTTCCATCGTTTGCCTCTGTGAGTACACCATATCTGAAACTATTTAATCCTATTTTTGCCATTTTTTATTCCTCTCTCATTATTGCAAAACATAATGTTTTATGATAATAGCCTGTGTCGGTTTCATACATATCCTCACTGGATCTTGACACCTGCCATTTGAAATTGTTTTCTACCAATATCTCTTTTATCCTTTGAATTATGCCATTGTAATTGCCTTTGGAGTACACATCAAAGTCATAATAATCAACATAACCAATATAGTCATCATCACCAGACAGTGTGTTATCTGCATCTGTCTGCATAAACACAACATATGGCTCTCCATGTCCCTCATAATGTAACCACTTGACTGGAATCTGCTTACCATCTACTACTAAATTCCCTAATAGGGATAATATCAACTCATTCATTCGAGCAGACCTCCACTCTTTTTGGCTTGATAATTTAGCATGAACTCCACTATCTTGTCCTTCTTGAAAGACTTACGGAAAAACGGCTTCTTTGGGAATGGAGCATTAGACCTTCCGTATTCATACATGATTGCGAGGAAATCCACAGGCACACCCTTTTCAGTGTAGTACATTGTCCCTCCACCACCTCTTCTTGCAAAGTAAAGCCTGTTAGGAGTTGAAAATGGAATGTACCCACTAAACTATACCTTGGTGTTGATACCTCCATCAGATGGTGTCCTGTAAGTGACTGACAACTTGCCATATTTACTAATCAAGGATGGTGCATTCTGCTTGGCTTGTGCCAGTACACACTCTGCCCCTGCCCTTGTCATTCCACCAAAGATGTCTTCAGTGTTATTGTAAATATGCTTGATGTCATTCATTATCTCTGTTGGCAGTTCCATCTTGAATTTTGCCATCAGTGTGTTACCTCTTTTGCTTGGATCTCCAATTCTATGCCTCTCTCATCCACATTGTTTAAATACTCTATTGTGTAGTCCCTGCCTTGGAAGTCTATGTGCATATCCCTGTTTATTTCAGTCTTTGGATACCTAATGGTAAAGTTGGTGTATGCTCTCTCAAAGTCAGAACCATTTGCAATAAGAGTCATTCCCCTTGTGGTTTTAACAGAGGCATAAGGAGTCAAGACTATCTGTTTTTCCTCTGTCTGGAATCCGTATGAATCCTCAACAATAGTTATTTGATATATTGTTATCTTATGATTGTACTTCCCTGCATTCACTGTTTTCATAACAAGTTCACAGAGTGCAGTCCAAGAATGCTCTCAACAACATAATTTAGATTTCTTGAATCCACATATAGTGTTCTGTTGTCCCACATGTCTTGAACAAGAACAAGGACAACTATCACAAAGTCTTGATAATTGTCCAGTTCTGTTTCTGTCCTTCCTGTATAACTAATAATGAATTGTTTGGCAATTCCAATCAAAGTGTTTAGAGTATTGGTTTCTGTATCAGTGACCTCATCAAGATGTATGTAATCTGCTACATCTACACTGGTGATTTCACTGACTTTACTAATGTTATTCATGTTAGCCTCCTTTTGTTAGGAGTCTTTCTTTTTGCTTTTCTTCTCCTTTTTTGGTTCTGCCTCTGCCTTTATCTCCTCAATAAATCCATCCTTGAGAAGTGCTTTAGCAAGAGCCTTATCAGAGATCTCTCTGACATCTCCCTCTGCCATTGAGACTTGCCCACAAAAGGATTTTACTGCCTTAAACATGCAATACTCCTTTCTATGGTATTAATTAAGCCATCTGAAGAACTGCAATCTGCTGTTCATCAACAACTTTTGCATCAAATTCAAACCAACCAACTACTCCAACTGCATGTTCATCTGCATATCTCTCTCTCAATACTTCAACATTGATTTCTTCATTGAACTTGGTTCCAAGTCCTCTCATGTCTCCATAATAGATTGCCTTAACTCCAGTTGCTATATTTGGCATGTTGTCTGATACATAAATTGGTTTACCAAGTAATCTCTCACCATATGCATCTGCAATAGTATCATTAAGAAGTGGGTATCCTGTGTTGCTCTTGAGAGACCTTAATGCAGTCCTTGTTGCAGGAGACATAATCCAAATTGCATCAGACTGGAACTCATCTTTTACTGCATCATGCAGTTTGATGATGTCTTCAACTGTGAGTGCAGATGTACCACTTGCAGTGACAACATTAGTAAGTGTTGAAAGTCCTGTCACCTTGTTCTGGGTACCAATCAGAAGTTCATGCTCGATAAATCTCTTGATTGCGAGTGCCATCTCATCAACTATGAAACCAACTATATCAAACTGAACATTGTTAATAAGTGACCTTGAAATCTTTGTTAATGCTCCTGCCAGATAACCAGTAAGTGGCACTGTTGCGAATGAACCAGAAGAAGATCCCAACTGAACAAATTCGTTCTGATATGCAACTGTTATCTTCTGTGAGTCTGCAGGATAAAACGGTACATCTAACTGTCCTTTTACATTGTACTTCTGGCTTCTCTCAAGTATAGGACAAATGTCATATACCTTACGGATTATCCTGTTAACTATTGTCTTTGGTATAAGTGAACCACCAAGACCAATACCTGTGCCACTTGTTGCAGGAGTCAGTTCACCTGCTCTTTCATGAATTACTCTGCCTCTGACATAATTTTCAAATGCCTGTGCTTCCATCTCTTCAATGCTTCTTTCCATCTCTTCCACCTTTGTTTCCTCCTCTACTGGTGTATTGTCTTCTTTCTTTTCTGCCTCTGCCAGTTCACGAATGTCATCATCAAGACCAAGTGTTTCCTTGATTCTTCTTACATCATCTCTGATTTCAGCAATTTCCTGTGCCTCTGCATCAGTAAGTTCTCTCTTTTCTTCTTTTGCTTTGTTGAGGACTTCTTCTGCTCTCGTGATTAAATCATTTTTCTTCTCTTCCAAATACTTTGACATTTCAATCCTCCTTCATGTCCTTTATCATGTTTTCGTAACTGGAATAATCTATCTCAACAGAAGTCTCCTCCTGTGTAGATTCAGTGTTTTCATCCCTTGTGATTTCTTCTGTCTGTTCCTCTGTTATCTCTGGCTCTTCAATCAGTTCATCACCAAGGAACTCCACCTCATCTTCTGACCGAACATTTACAAGTGTTCCCTCATATGCAGGAGTTCTCTCTCTATTTAAGAGACTAACTTCTGCAAGATTCATGTCTCTTACCAACCTTAAAGGCATACCATCTTCTGTCCTCTGTTCTACTCCATTTGGAGTATCAGTATAGCCAAAAGACCACCCAACAAGATTGCCCTCTCTTGCATCTCTAATTACTTCTGGATCTGTTGATTCTAAAGTGACATGCAATCCTATGTTGTCCTCATCCAGTTTGAGATTTCCCTCTGCCTGTGACCCTATCTGTCTGTCTCTCCTGTGATTAAGGAGTGCAACAACATTGTCATTCTTGCCAAGAGCAGAATTAAATGCTCCCTTGCATATCCTCTCGATAAATCGTCCTGTCCTTGAGTATAGTGGTTTTGAGTTCCTCTCAACTGCATTGACATATCCTTCAATCTGGACACTGTCTTCTCTCAAGTTAATCCTCATTCAGTGATTTCCTCCTTTCTTATGATTTTTGTATGCAGGAATCAACTGCAATAGTTTTCTGTGACCTCTCTGCAGAGTTGCCACTTTCATCATAAGCCTCTACCAGTTCATGACCTTCAAGCATTGCATCTTCACTGCCTTCTGTGATGTCTGTTGTCTCGCCTGTGTTTGGTGTAAAGTACTTGCCTATGTTGGTATCATAGAGAACTGCCCCAAGACCCACATTGACAACATCCATGCCATCTATCCAGTTGAGATTCTCGGCTCTTCTTATCTCGTTAATGGTCATAAATCCTGTCTCTTTTGCAAGTTTATAGGATTCATATCTTTCTCTGATGTTTGCCCTTATGATTTCCTTGACATCAAATTCAAAGAAGTAATTTTTCTTTTCCTTCTCCAGTAATAGATCCCTATTGAGTGCAGTTTCAAATGCTT